CAAGCCTTTGATTCAGGAAAATTTAGTCGTAAAGAATCACGACGAATTTCAGGAATTCCGCTCTGTTTCCAAGACCAAACAGAAGATGGTTTGAGATTTAAGAGCTTTGCTGTCTGAGATAGGCCACCATGCTCATCAATAAAGATCTGAGCTTCTTTTATTCGAGTTTTAAGTTCCTTACTCGTTAATGTGGGTGTTGTTTTCATTTAAACCTCTCTAAAAGTTTACAGATTTATCTAATAATCAAGTTTAGATAAAACTAAAAGAATAAACAATAGGGAAATTTAATTTTTTGTGAGAAATGTGTTAGTTTTATCAAAAGAGGTCTATAAAAAATGTCAGAAATATCATTAAAAAGTAGGATTGAATATTTAATATCCAAAGGCTTTTCTCAGTCCGATTTAGCAAAAATCGCAGACGTAAAGCCTTCATCTGTTTTTGCCTGGCTCAGTGGCAAAACACAAAAGATCTCTTCAGATATTGCATACAGATTGGCTAAAGAAACAAAAGTTTCTCTTACTTGGCTTAGTTCAGGGATTGGAGATCCTGAAACATCAAATGTTATAGTCGCTGATGACGATGTAAATAATTCTGAATACGTAACCATTAAAGAATACAACATTTGTTTTGGCGCTGGAGAAGCAGAAGAGCCTACCTATGATGAGATAGAAGATGCAGAATCGGCCACCTATCGCCGTACATTCTTTGAGCGTTCAAAAGCTGATCCAAGATACTGCCGCCGCTTCCACGTCACTGGCGATTCAATGGAACCTCTTATCCAGGATGGTGACTGTATCACTGTAGACTGCACACCAAATCAGCCCATCATCGACAATCACATCTATGCAATAGCCTATGACCATACATTGCGCGTTAAACGACTTATAAAGAAGCTGAAAGGACTATCCATTATTTCAGACAATCCTAAATACCCTCCTGAAGAGCTGACACCAGAAGAAGCAAACCAATACATCCACATAATCGGGCGAGTGCTGGACCGGTCGGGAAGGATAAATTAATTCAATATGCTGCATAAGCAGCATTCTTTTTTGAATTTCAGCATATACTAAAAATATAAGTGGTATTATTTAGGGTCAATGTTTTTATAAAGGAGTGGCATCATGAATGAGTTTGACAGCGTTGATGTTGCTGCTTATATAGCAAAGCATCTGGATTTTCTAACTTTCTAAAAACTTTCCTTTCCCTATACAGCGCCATCATTGGCGCTTTTTTAATGTCTAAAAACAATGAAGGGCATTACTAGCACAAATAGTAATGCCCATAAGACAGCACACAAAAGCTATCTAATAAAAGTATAGCTCATTAAAAGCAGAAAAGGCACTAACCAGCTAAGTTAATGCCCCTTCTATAGCGTGGTTGACGGTTCCGAATTGGCGTTCTACACCGTCAACCACCTTAAATTATAGAACATTTTGTCTAGATTTTTCTATACAATTTGTATAGATTTCAGTTAATTCATGCCTATTACTTATTTTTTGTGAGCTATCTATAATTTTTTTAGTTTTATCAAAAAATTTTTAGTTTTTTCTCTTGTTTTTAATTTTAGTTTTATCTAATATCTATTTTAGAAAAAGACAACACCTTTTAGATTATTCTGCACAGAGGATTAGATAATTCTATGACTATATCCGCACTACTTCACAACATTCTGAACGCTGCAGTATTTCTGCTGAGTGTCATGTTCATCCTCTACTTGGAACCAATCATCAACTGGATGCTCTAGGAGGCTGACATGAATACCGTATTTGATGAAATACCTGAATGCTACAGAAAAGAGCTCATACGCTTTGCTGCTGAAATCTTCACCAAGGCAATCACACTTAGAGATGGAGACTACAGAGAGCTGCAGGACTACATAAGAGCCACTTTAAAAGAGGCTTTTCTATCCGGCTGTATCTATCAGACTGAGAAAGACTTTGCTTTATGCAAGGCAACTCAGGAGATGGAAATTCAGGCAATGATGAATGATTCAGAAGCAAGGCTGAAGGAAATCTTAGCCAATTAACACTGATTAATAAAAACAAGAACTACAGCAAAACCTATTGGTTTTAATTATCTCGCATAGGACATCAACTAATGAAACAAGAGGACTTTTTAGGGAATCCGCTAACGGATGAGGAACTTGAAGACTTAAAGAAAGCGCGCTCAGAGTTCTGGGCAGTAATTGGCAGCTTTGCCGTACGCTTTATCTTTCTGATTGTGGCCATGTATGTAGGCATGTGCTTTATGGCAGGAGGGGGAACATGCACTTTTTAATAGATGATTACGTGAAAGAGCACGAAGCATGGATTATGGGGAATTGTCCTAATCCCAAGTGGCATCACACAAGTTCCTACTATTACAGACATGTATCACAGCGCAGATTGTCCAAGGTACTCAAGGAAATCATTGCGAATAAGGATGATATCAAGAAAGGCTTAAGACAAAAGAGATACATCACCTTCTATAACCTGATTACTCTGGTAGGCAACAAATACAGAGCCTATCACTTAAAGGTTCAGCAGGGTTTTCCTCCTTTGGAGCCACACTTTAAAGGCAAAAAGTACCTGTTTAATGCCAAAAAGGTTGAAGAATGGTTTGACCAGAATATTTTCAACAAGGAACTGTAACAAATGAGTGAAACAACAGAAGTAGTACCAGCAGAAAAGAAAGGAGCGCGCAAGAGTGCGCCCACCTTTGACACTGCCTTTGCTCAGGCACAGCAGGAATTTACTGCAGTCGTGAAGAACAAGGTTAATCCGTTCTTGAAAAACAACTATGCAGATTTAAACAGCGTGATTAATGCTGTCCGCCCTGCTCTTTTAAAGCACAACATCAGCATCCGCTGGCAGTATGCAACCGACCAGGTTATGGGCTTATGCGTTGACTGCATTCTTTCAGGACACGGATCAGAGCTTCACAGTGGTCCTCTACCTTTGGGAGTGAGCGGCGGTTCTAATGCCATGCAGGCTATTGGCTCCGCTTCTTCTTATGCACGACGTTACACACTGATGGCCGTCTGTGGTGTGGCAGCAGATGACGACGATGACGGCAACAAAGCAAGTCCACAGCATAAGGATGTTGTTCTGTTACCACTCTCAGAGAAGGAAGCCTTACCGATTCTTGAAGCAGCAAGAAATGGCGGGCGTGAAGGTTTCAAGCAGTTCATGTCTCAGCAGTCAGATGAATTCAAGAGCCGATACAGAGCTACAGAAGGATTAGGAAGAAAAGTAAAGGCGATTGCCGATGGAGGTGAGGCATGAGTGAGGGCAATGAGTTTCAGCGCACTGCAGAATGGTATCAGGACCGTTTAGGCCACCTTACTGCAAGCTCTGCCTTCAAGGTGCTGGAGCGTACCGCTAAGGGCAAGCCTACAGCCAAATATGAGGATTATCTCAATGAGCTGGTTGCAGAGCGTCTTACAGGTCTGCCTACTGAAGTATTTGTAAACAAAGATATGCAGTGGGGAATTGAACATGAAGAGGAAGCAAAGAAAGCCTACATCATGCGCACAAATCCCATGATACTCGAGAATGTGGGGTTTATTAAGCACCCTACTGTTAAGTTCCTGGGCGCATCCCCTGATGGTCTTGTAGATGATGACGGTCTTGTTGAAATCAAGTGCCCTAAGACTGCAACTCACATTAAGCGCCTGCGCACTGGAGAGATCCCTGAAGAGTACAGGTATCAGATGGCACTGCAGATGATATGCACCGGCCGTAAATGGTGTGACTATGTGGACTTTGATCCCCGCATTGAAGATCCTCGTGCTCAAATCATGATTGTCCGTTACACCATCGCAGAAGAAGAAAAAAAGAACATTCTGGAGAGCTGCAGGGCCTTCCTGGATGAAGTGCAGCAGGAATGCGACAGACTGTGCAGTAAAGATTACACACCAGAAGTGACTGCAGCAGAAAAAGAAGATCCAATATTCGTTTTTTAATTAAGGAAATAAACAAATGAGTTATACAAGTGGAAATATCCCTCACGATGCCAGCGATGTTATGCCGGTAAAA